GTCTGGGGGGCACGCCCTGGCCCTACTGTCACTGCGGTCAGCTCTGCCCGTGCTTCACGCGGTAGCTGCAGGCCTGCTGCCCTGCCTGCCTGCCCTGCTGCTGCCCTACGCCGTGCTGCATCCTCACCCGCATACTGCTGCTGCAGGAGTGCCTGAGCACTGCCCAAGTCCTGCGGGCGCACCCGGAAGACCTCACTGAGGTTGGTGAGGTTCTGCCTCTCGCTCTGGATGAGGCTGTCAAGGTAGTTGAGGCGGTCCTGCTCGCTCGCAATGTCCCGCGCAATGTCCTGATAGCGCTGATAGGCGCTGATGGTGCGGGCATACTGCTCTACATACTGAGGCCGGCGACCTGCAAAGGGTGTGGGCATTTAGAACTCACTCGGGACAAGGCCACCAAAGGTGAAACCTGAGGGCTGGGGCGCATACAGACGGATGAGGTCAGTATCTGTCTGCTGAGGTATCTGAGCTTCCTGCAGTGCGGTCTGATGCTTCATCTGCACCGCGGTCTGAGCCACCTGACCTGCCCCTGCAAGGCCCAAGCTGAGTGCCTGCATGCGGGCAGCCTGGAGCTTGGCTTCAGCTTCCTGCGCCTGCCCCTCGAGGGCTGCAATCCGGGCGCGTTCCTCTTGGCGCTCTGCAAGGTCTGCCTGCATGATGGCTTCCTGCTGCTGCTGCTCCACTGTGCGGAGTGCCTGCTGCTCAGCCTGCTCCCTCAGAAAAATATCTCTGCCAGATACAGCGCTGCCCGGGGCTGCTGCCATCTGCTGCAGTGTCTGCCCCTCAAGCTCCCTGCTGATGCTCTGCTGCGCTGCCTCACCCTTCCTGCGTAGTGCTGCTTCCTCTGCGGCTGTGAGCCCAAGCTGCCCCTTGGCTTGCCTTCTGCGCAGGGCATCAAGCTCCCGCTGCTGCTGGGGAGTGAGGCGCATGGCCTTTGCAGCTCGAGCAGAACCAATACCCTGAGTGATGCCACCCAAAGCGCTGGCAGTCCCTGCAGCAATCAGCCCAAGTGTGATGGGGTCCATTCAAGGCCTCACAGGTAAAAGGTTTCGATAGCCACACCCCAGTTGACCACAGCTACCCGGTCAATCTGAGAGTGAGCTGCCAGCCCAAAGGTGATGCGACCATTGGGGGCATTGTAGATGAGGGTGCCATCCTGCGACTGATACGCGCCCCCCAGTGTGTAGGGGACTGCAGCACCTGCTCCTGATGTGGTCGACCACCCCTTGCTATGATTGTGAGCCTCTTGAGCGTGGCCCCTGTAGCTACTGTAGGCAGTGGACACATCACCCACATAGGGTGCAATCCACACCTGACGCGACGATTGACCTACCTGCCCTGCCCCTGTGCTCACATCGGGGCCTGCCTCCACCTCATACCAATAGTGAAAGGCCACAGTGCAGGCCCTGCGCAGGTCTACTGTGATGGCTGTGCCCGGGATTGCATGGAAGGCCTGACTATCGCTTCTACCCTGCCCGCTCAGGTACTTGGTGGCGAAGGTCAGGCGCGTCATGCCGCTATTGCTGCCCCCCTGATGCCCGCTGACCCCATGCTGCACAGCACTGTAGGGCTCATAGTCAGGGGGCTGGATGTGGCGGGTGTCAATCCACTGCGAGGCCTGCACATCCCCTGCCACAATCGACCCATGCAGGTACTGGCGCAGGGCTTGATAGTTGCCCTCAAGCTGAGCGCTCTGCAGGGCTGTGCCATCGGCAAAGACTGTGGGGGGTGTAAAGCTCATTACTGCACCAGATGCTTGAGCACTGCGAGGTTGCCCCCATTGTACTGCACAGCAGACGGGTAGCTGCTGAACACTGTGTCATGCACCAAGTAGTTGGTGCTGCCCACACTGTAGGGGTGCATGATGCCCTTGATGACCACTCGCAGCCCATACAGGGTGATGGGGCTGGCAGGAGTGTGATAGTAGGCCCCACTGACCCCAGTGAAATAGAAAGAAGAGTTTACTTCGGGACCGGGGAGATAGGCCCCGTTGGGACTGTTTGCATAGGTCAGGTCAGCTGGAAATACAGCGCTGGCACGGGTATTGGCAAGGGGTGCGCCATACTTGCCGCCAATCACAGTGGTGAAGTCCTGCTGTCCGAACACTGGCACCCAGTTGGTGAGGCTTGAGTCAGTCACATCCCATTCAAGGTAGGTGACCCACACCCCTCCCCAAGTGCTTGAGGGTCTGCTGCCCAAAGAACCATCTTGGAAAAGATTGTAAGCAAGGCTACCTGCTGTGTCCCAGTTTGCCCCGACTGGGCCTACTGACAGGTTCCAATAGGCCCGGAAGACCTCACCCACACCAATGGTCAGGCCTCCTGCTCCAAAGCTCATCACTGTGGGATTGCCTGCCCCATCCTCAACCGGGTGAGCAGCTGCAGGCATGGAGGTCATGCCGGGTACTCTCACAACGGTAGTGTGCTTCCAATCATTCAGCCCAATCTGCACAGACTGGGCATGAGTGAGCAACCAGCCCCCAGCATCGAACTGGGGAAGGTCATGCGCTGCATCACGGTGGTTGAACTGGTTTAGGTCCGTCTGAGTGTAGGAGGCAAACCGGTCATTGAGGGAGGCAGCGTCAAGCACATCCCCGTCATGCACAGGCCCGTCTGTAATCCTGCTCATCGCCACCTCCCCATCACAAAGTATTTCATGCCCCACAGGTGAGCCTGAGGCACAATCTTTGCCCCTGTGGTGACAAGCAGGTCATCTTCACTGGGCTGCACAATGCGGTACTGCAGGCGGATAGTTACATCACCTTGGGGCACCAAGGATGAGCCAATCACCCGGAAGGCCTCATGGTAGGCAGGCCCTCGCTTCTCAGCGATAGCCACCCCATTGGCTGTGATGCGCAGGTTGAGGTAGCGGGGCGTCTTGGGCAGCGCCACATTGGCCCCATCTGCCATGCCTCCCATGATGTAGCCGTTGCCTGCCCACTCAATGTGCAGGTGGCCGCCCTTCCACCCCTGCAGCAGGATGCCTGAGCCTGTGCTCACATTGACCCACCCGCCCGGGTAGTTGGTGTGGGCGACTGCCAGCCAAGCATTGCTATCCACTGCCCCACTCAGCAGCCTCACAGTGTCCTGCTCACCTGAGCCTGTGGGGTACTGACTCGAGCTGTAGGAGCGCAGCAGAGCCCCAGCTATCAACCTGCTGTCATTCACATAGTCAGCAGGGAGCTGGTCCCTATCAAGGGTGGTGATGCTGCTCTGCTGCGCTCGCAGCTCATCATTGACTGCATCAGGGGAAGCTGTAGCGCCCTGAGTGGCTTGCCTTTGCGTCCACTGCTTCATGCTCTTCGCCCCATCACCACCTTGGTGCCCTTGGTGGTGAACTCATACTCATGACCCACAATGATGAGGTCAGCAGTCGTCTCAATCTCAAAGCAGAACCACGCTGCACTCATGTGGGCCACACTGTAGCGCAGGGGCACCAATCGCTCTTTGCTGTAGCTGGCAGTCCCCAAGACGGTGCTATCCATGGTGGGCAGCACATCAGCATCAGGGGGCTGTGCCAGGTAGGTACGCTCAAGCACAGGAGTGAGGGAGAAGTCTTTGTAGTGGCGCATGGTGATACTTGCGTCACCCGTAGTCATCACCCACACAGTCACATAGGTCACCTGTTTCTGCAGCTGGGGGTCACCTGCTGACCACCATGCTGACCGGTATGTGCTTGTGGGTGGAGGGTTCCACACCATCACATCATCACTGATGACACTGCCCCGGGCGCGCTTGCCCGATTGGACAAACAAGCCCCGCTGTGAGTCTGTGCCCCCTGCTTCGGCACCCGTGTGATGCCCAAAGATGATGGTGCCATCTGCCCGGGTGCTGATTGCACCCACAGGGAAGCCACTACGGGTAGACCAAGCGCTCAGGCCCTGAGCGTCAATGAGTGCCAGCCGGTCCAGGTGCAGCACAATCCCTCGGTTGGGGCGGTCGCTTCCTGCAGCTGGGTACCACACCTGGTATTCCCGAGCTGCTGCGCTGAACACACCCACAGCCTTGGGCAGGCAGTCAGGGGTCATGCGCTGCAGGAGCTCATCCTGCTGCACAGTCAGGTTGATGAGGTCTGCAATAGCCCCACCCTCGAGGCCACCTGTGAGGGCATAGACCCCATCACGGGCAAGGAAGACCACACCCAACCCGGGCACTGCTTGGATGGTGTGAGGTGACAGGCAGGCCACTGAGTTGCTGATGGTGGTGACCTCAAAGCCCGTGGTGTAGCTCCCGCTAACCACATCGATGCCCCGCTCCCTGAACACTACGAGCCGGGTGTAGCTGCCAAAGAGGCCGGTGACTGCTCCACCTTCTGCACTAAGCTGAATGTAGCTGGCAGGGCTGAACTGCTCAATGAGGCCCGGAGCTGAGTAATACAGGCTTAGGCCATCTGCTGTGCCCCCATCCAGCCACAGACAGCCTGCGAACAGGGCAGAAAACCGCGCCCGGGGGGCAGGCAGCGGGCCTGTGGCAATCTCTTGGCGCGGGTTGCGCAGGTCTGCAGTCCGGACAGGGTCAAAGAACAGGTCTTCTGCATTGTTGCGCACTATATCGACGCTGTAGAGGGTGGTGTCACCCACATACTGATAGTCGTCGCTGTAGTTCTTGGTGCGGTAGACCTTGCGCGCTACCGTCCCCTCAGGCCCAATGGGCAGCTGCAGCGCTACACAGTGGCGCGCACCCACTGCCCCACTTGGCAGGTCCCATGAGACTGTGGCCAGCTCGCTGAGTGGCCCCTCACTGCCCGTGTCAGAAATAAAGCTGACAGCGTAGGAGAAGAGAGACTGCTGAGTACCTAAGTCCCCGGTCTGAGTGGCAAAGCCCAGTCCCCACTTGCCCCCATCTGCAATGGCTGCAGCGTTTCGCCATGCCCACAGGGTCACACCACTCTGCACAGTGGGGTTGTAGACCCCAGAACCACTGGGGGCAGGCATGGGCACTACCTGGTATGGCTCAGGAGCTGGGGGCAGTGTCGCAAAGCCAAAGGGGCGGACACAGCGAGAGATAGCCGTGCTGCTCTCGGCAAAGTCTCCAAGGGGCCACGGGTTGACAATGACCGGACGGTCAACCCCATTGGTGACAATGGTGCCATGAGGGGTATCGGTGAACCATGGCCCTGCCTCAGTAGGGGTGGGCACATGACGGTCAGACTGCAGCACCCGTAGTGCAGGCACTCCCCCCACTGCATCGTAGTAGTATTGCAGCTTCCCGTCTGCCTCAAAGAGCACTGCTTGCCTGGCACCGCCCCCCAGCTGCTGCGCCACATGCAGCCCATAGATGGGGCCTGTAGTCGTGAAGGGCTCCCAGCTCGAGTGACCCACCCGATAGGGCTCATAGCCCACACGACTGCACCACCCGCCTGACACCCGGTCTATGCGCCAGTTGTCTACCTCACCCGCATTCTGCGGGTTCTGAGGCAGCCGGGTAGCAATGCCACCGGCTGTGGGTGTTTGGTATTGTGACTGATTCATGAGAAGGTCAGTTTCCCAAACGGGTTGCGCACGAAGCGGTAGCCCGCAGTGGGCTGCCCCTTGATAATGCGACGGGGCACCTCTTTGAGGTAGCGCTGCTCCATGGCCTTGTAGAGCACATCCTTCTTTCTCATGTAGACCTGAGCAAGGGCAGGATTATCCACCTTGAGACTCAAGGCCTCAAGCGCCGCATAGGCCACAATCTGTGCATAGGCAGCAGGCACCAGTGGGGCGTCTTGGTCTTCCTGCATGCGAGTGGGAGCAATCACCATGCGCACATTGACATCTTGGTCAGCGCTGGGGTGAGGGTACAGCTCAACCGACTGATACAGCGCTGCCTGGTTGAACCGGTAGCGGATTGCTCGGGCATGGAAGCTCTGGCTATCCAGCTTGGCAAGGCTCAGGTCAGGCTTGAGGGTGATGCCCCCAGTGGGAGGCACCGTATCCACACCCACAGCAAGGGGGTCCTCTGTGTCTGCATGCCTCACCCGCACTGGGGCAAGGATGCCAGCCTCAGGGCAGGTGAAGTAGTAGCGACGGTAGAGGCCTGTCTCATTGCCAATCGTCTCAGGTGTCAGCTGCAGGGTCTGGGTATCGGTCAGGCTGTAGGTGGCCACCTTGCTGAGCGCAGACTCAAACCCGCTGCTGTATTGAGCCTCATAGGTCGGGTAGTTTTGCGCTGCAGGCCCCTCCACATTGACCATATACAGGTTGATGGTGCGAGCGCCCTGCCCCACTGCTGCAACCGTTGCCACACCTCGAGGGGTGACCGGTGCTGCTACCCGCCTGCCCTCACTGGGCAGGTAGGCCTCAATGGTGCCAAGCAGGGAGGGGTCAAGGTTGGCATCCTCCCGCTCCCACTTGCTCAAGTAGAGAGCCTTGGCAGGGATGCCTACATGGGGGTCAGACAGGTTCTGCAGCGTCATACAGTCGCTGGGTAGGTACACTTCCCTGCGCTGCACAGTGGCTGTGTAGGTGCCTGTGACCCCTGTGTAGGGGCGGTCTACATACATCCGGGTAGTCAGCTCCACCCATGTGACATGGTGGTGGTGCTCATCCCCGTTGCTGTCCGTGAAGGTCAGCTCTGCCCCTGCAAGGGTGCTGCCCGGGGTTACTGGGTTTGTGGACACGGGCAGGCCTGCGCCTGTGACCTGTGCCTGCCCATTGGTGAAGGTCAGCGATAGGGTGGTGTCCGTCCACACCTGCAGCTTTCTGTCACGTGAACAGAACGCCCAAGGCCTATCTGTGAGGCAGCGCGTCTGTGCATCATTGAGCAGGCTGACCAGCTGCTCACGGTATGTGTCATTGCTCGGGTCATAGTCCAGAAGGTTCCCGCAGAAGTCGAGCAGCTCACCCAGATTCATTGGTCACCTCATGGGAAAGAGCCCCACCCAGCTTGAGCAGGGAGCTGGATGGGGCAGACAGCAGGAGCAGTGAGAGAGGACAAACCCGCTGCTGCCTTGGGGGGACTAAAAGCGCTTGGGGATGTGGATGGCAACCTTGTTGGCCGTGGTTGCGCCCTTTGCCTCAAGGCTCACTGCGAAGAGGCCAGCGGTGTCCGTGTTTGCCGAGGCATCCACTTCACCAGCAGCCGTCTTGCCAGCGCTGAGGGGCAGGCCAGCAGCACCAATGGTGCCACCTGCACAGTTTACATCAGCCACATAGCCGGACACCACAACCTCAACCTGCTCACCTGCAGCTGCAGCGTTCAAAGAGACGCCCACTGCAAGTGGGTTGCCCGTGCCCACATTGGCTGCCTGGATGACATAGAGCACCCGGTCAGCACCCGTCTGGGTGGTGTCGAGGGCAACCACATCACCGGCAACAATGGTGCCACCTGCGAGGAAGGTTTCAGTCTGACGGCGGTTGGAGGTTGCAGCCCCTTCCCCAGCGTCAATGAACTGGACGAGAGTAGAAGTAGCCATGTTCTCAGGCCTCCGCGTCGAGAAGGACACCGTGCGAAGCAAGGTGACCGGTGACAAGCTGCATGCGGCAGAACACCATTGCAGCCTCAGTAGCAGTACCTGGCACAGGCATCATATCCGACACCTCAAAGAAGCCGTCAGTATCTGCATACAGCTGGAAGTTGCTGCTGCTCAGCACATAGGCGCTGACAGGCTTTGCCGGGTTCTGAGCAGTGAAGCCAAGGTTGGGCTCCACATAGATCTTGGCGCCGCGCCACATGGCGACCATATCGCGGTCAAGACCTTCACGGTCAGAAGCGCTGACATAGTTGACATACGACTGCTGCTGAGCCTGGAAGGCTGCAAAGCACTTGGGGCTCATGAAGATGATGTCAGGGAACTCACCGGACGGGTTGCGCACCTGGCAGTCAATCATGAGCTGGTCAAGGTGCGACAGGTCGAAACTGGCGCCCGAGTCGTAGAACTGGTTGAACCAGTTTTGAGCCTGATAGGTGGCCTTGGAAAGACCGCCCACACTGTTCTGCTGGGAAGCAGCAGCCACACCCTCAAGCCAACCGGTGCCTGCAGCAGTGGTCAAGCCGTTCAGGGTCTGCAGCGTGGTGAGCTTGGTGGAGTTGCCCACCATCACCTGCTTGCTGACTTCCTTCTTGAGCCCAAGCATCACATTCTTCATCTTGCTTTCAAGGATGTTGACCACAGCAAGGTCACCCTTGTTTGCAGCCTTTTCCACAGCGCTCAAGATGATGGGCTGGGTGAAGTTGCTGTACTCAAACTTGGCAGTATTGAACGGGTCAGTCACTGCCATGCTAACAGGCTCAAAGCCGTTGCTGAGCTCGGTGATGCTCGAGTGCTCACCGAAGATGACAGGCTGCTCAACGCGAAGGCCGCCGGACACCTTCACAAGATTGCCGGCAGACTCAATGGCCCGAAAGAGGGGATGGGAAAGGAAGCTGTTGTCAATCAGCTTGTCACGCAGCAGCTGCAGCGTGGTACTGATTACGGATTGTGGTGCCATGATAGGCCCTCCACTGTGGGTGTATTGCTTGCGGTATAGGAGCGTGCAGTGGTCGTCACTGTGCCGATAGCGCAAGCCTCCACAGTGGGGTGGGCTCACATGAGGCGACTATAGCACGCTGTCAGCGTCTATGCATAGCCTGAGCCATGGCCAGAATATCTGCAGCACTTGCACGCTTCAGGTCACCCCTCGAGGGTCTGCCCTGGGTGCCTGCCCTGCGAGGGCTGCCCGTGCCCTTGAGCGCTGCCTCTTTGGCTGCTGCTCGCTTTGCTGCCCGTTCCTGTGAGGCCTGTGCAGCCTCCTGCTTGGCTCGCTTCCCTCGAGCTGCCCAGTAGGCTGTCTCCAGGTCAAGGCTGTCATTGGACTCAAGCAGGTGCTGCACCTCTGAGCGCAGGCCTGTGTCAGTCTCAAAGTCAGGGTGCTCTGAAAGGAAGGTCTTGTAGCTGTCCTGCGCTACCTGCTGCTCATACTCAGCCTGCATAGGCTCAAGCACCATCTGCAGGCGCTTATTGACCTCCCGCTCAATGCGGGCCTGAATAGTGGCCTCATCAAAGGGGTCATAGTCTGGAAGGTCACCCTCAGTGCTGAGCGCCTGCTTGCCTTTCATCAAGGCCTCACGCTCTGCCATGAAGCTCTTGCGCTGCTCGCTCAGCTCCTGAGTCTTTCGGGTGTAGTCCGCCTGCATGTTGCGCATGAGCTTGGCAATATCAGGGGGCACACTCTTGATGGCCTGCTCCCAGCTCAGCCCCCTGCGCTTGGGCTCTGCCCCATCCTCTCCTGCTTCCTCAATCTCCACATCAGCAGCCTCAATGCCCTCTTCTGCCTGGGGCACATCGGGCACCGCAACCTCTTCACCTGCAGTCTGTGCCTGCACTTCCGCAAGCACTTGCTCTGCAACACTCTCATGGCTCATCTGTCCTCTCTCACTGTAGGAGCTTGATGGGTTGACCCACCTGCCTGTACCAGCTCGGGTTCCACCCGGGCGCAGTCACAAACTTGACGGGCTTACCAAGGAAGGTGGTGCCAAGCTCCAATACACTCACCCCTTGGATACGGTCTACAAGGAAGGTACGCCACCCGGGCAGACCCCCTGTAGCTGTGGCTGACTGGGGGTCCACATACAGATGCAGGTAGGTGCTCTTCCCTCGCTTCCATATCGCGTGAGGGTTCCCTACCCGCTGCCCCAGTGCCCCGGGCGTTCCTTCCGGCTGCCACTTATCTTTGTAAAAGAAGCTGACCGGCTGCTTGCGCTCAATGGCCTGCGACAGGTTGCCCATTACCCCACCCTCATAGGACCGGTAATAGGCCTGCGCCCGGGTCACGGGCAGCACACTCTTAGGGCGCTTGCCGAAGCCAAAGAGCTGAGCAAGCCTTGCCCGGAAGGAAGTGAACGCCATGACTACCGCCGACGCATACGCTGGCTGAAGTCGTATTCCTCTTCCTCTTCCTCCATGACCTCCCCATCAGGCAGCTCTTCTACCTCTTCCGTGACCTCTTCGCCTTCTGCAGGAGCATCAAGGAACTCAGCAAAGCCCTTGTCACCTGCAAGCTGGGTGAGGGCAGCAGTGATGGCAGTAAGCTCACTGTCACCCTTGATATCCTCAAGCTCCACAGGGAACGGCTTGCCATAGTCGCTTGCAGCAGCTGCCATCATCGCGAGGAAGCGCGCTACATCAGAGTCCATCTGAGCCACAGGCTCACTGTAGGCCTCAGGGGTCAGGTCAAGGCCCATGACCTTCGCAGCCTTGGCAATCGCCTTGGTGAGGGCAGTGTAGACCTTGGCACTGTAGGGACGGTCAGGCATGGGCACAATGCCTGCCATCTCTTCGCCAATGAGTGCGTCTTGATCTTCTGCGATGGCTGCCAGGTCTGCGGGCAGACCGGCTGGGGCCTTGGTAGCAATCATGAGGGGCATCCTACAATCCTTCTGGGGGCATGCCCCCTGCAGTGGGGAAAGGCAGCGGGGCAGGCTGTGCCTGCTCGAGGGGTTCAGGTTCGATGACCTCAGCAAAGCTCTCAGGCAGCTGGTAGGTGCGCACCAGCTCACCAAGCACAGCCTTGGGGTCTGCCCCAAGCTGCAGCAGGATGGGCGTAAGGCGCTCAAGGGCCTGCTGCTTGGTCAGGTCGCTCATGGGTGTGGTGCCTGCATCCACAGCCCAGTAGCCAAAGTCCCCGGTGAGGTCATCTGCACTCAGGATGGTGGGGCCCACAGGGTTGGGCAGGCTCAGTGGCTCAGCATCATCCCCAAGCACCACACTGAGCATGATGTTGTAGGTGCGAGCAATAGAGGTGATGACTGCATCCCGGGTGCGAGCCATGCGCCCCACCTCGCTTGAGGTGTAGGCCGCAAGCAGCTGCTGCTCAGTAGCTGTGCTCTTGGTGACCTCACCCCGGGTGAATGGGG